CCGCGCTTGAAAAGCTCCAGCAGGCTTATGCCGACACGTACAACGCGGCCAAGGAATCCATCGAAGGGCAGATCAGCCTGACGGAAAAATGGACGCTCGAAAGCGATACGTCGGTCGACGATATGATCAAAAACCTCAACAGCCAGGCTGAGGTTGCGGCTTCCTACGCAAAGAATCTGGTCGCGGCTCAGAAGCTCGGTTTGGATGAAGGGCTGCTGGCCGATTTATCCGAATTCTCGCAGCAAAACGCGCAGTTGCTCAACGAGATCGTCAGCAATCCGGCAAAGCTCGCCAAGCTCAACGCAGCAGCGGCAGCTGCGGCTAACAGCGGCACCGCAGCTGCCTCATCCGTAGGGTATGTCGGCGCGAACATGACCGAAAATGTAGCGGCAATGCTAGTTGAAGCAGGCCTTGCCGCCGAGGAAGGCGCAGCTGACATCGTCGCGGCCGTCGCCAAGGGGATCAGCGAAAACGGCGGAACGCTGTCGGAGGCCGGCGCTGACGCTATCGTCGACGCGCTCGTCGAGAGCGGCGTCATTTCTGAAAACGACGCGGCAAGCGTTGGGGCTATACTGGTATCCAACATTGCCGAGGGCGTCCTCGACGAGTCCAATACGCTCTACGATGCGGTCGAGCAGCTGATCCTTGAAGCAATCAATATTGCACAGAAAAGCGCTCAGGGCAATCCCTACTCAACTTATCAACCCGATCCGGATAACGTCCCAGCATTGCCCGAGATATATTCAGCACCGTTACCGAAGTTCGCGTCCGGCACCAGAAACGCGCCGAACGCACTGATCGCCGGGGAGAACGGCCCGGAGCTGATCGTCGGAGCCGGCGGCGCCACAATCTACACGGCTGACGAAACGCGCCGTCTGATGGCCGCTGCGCGGGAGTATCAGCAGATCGTCGCGATTCATCCCGAAGCGATGACGGCAATGGCGGCAAAGGCTGAATCCGCCCGGCTGAACGATGGCGGCGGAGCGACGTACAAAGTTGAGATCACCGTCCATGTTGACGGCGACGCGTCGGAGGATACTGTACGGCAGCTGCGCGCGGCGGCTGCGGACATCAAGGAAAGCGTGATCGACGCCCTCGAGGAGCGCGGGATTGACGCGGGGAGGCGCAGATACCGATGAGCGGAACGTATACGACCAAACAGGGCGACATGTGGGACAGCATCTGTTATAAAGCGCTCGGCGACGAGCGCTACATGGACGCGCTTATGGCACTCAACCTCACGCACAAGGACACCTTCATATTCCTGGCCGGCGTCGTCCTGACGCTTCCGGATATTGAGAACAGGGTGCTCGACACGCTGCCGCCCTGGAAGCGGGTGAGCGGATGAGCGACAAGACGCTTGCCCGCCGTACGAAGCTCTCCGTCACCTTTGACGGCGTGGATATCTCCGACGATATCAACCGTCATCTGATCAGCCTGACGTACGTTGACAACGACGAGGACGAGGCGGACGATCTCCAGATCGCGCTGGAGGACCGCGACGAGGTATGGCTGCTCAAATGGCTGAGCGACGCCATCGAAGCGGCTGGCAGCGGCACGCTTAAGATATCCGCGCTGATCCTGCCGCAGAACTGGAACAGCGACGGTCGGGACGGCGTGCTGCCTACCGGCGAATTCGAGCTGGACGACGTAGACGCCGACGGCCCGCCGTCCTCCATCACCATCAAAGCAACGTCGCTGCCGTACAGCAGCACAGTCCGGCAGACGAAGAAAAGCAAGGCCTGGGAGAATTATAATCTCCGCGGGATTGCGAGTGAAATCGCGTCGAACAACGGTCTGACATGCATGTATGAATCGGGCGCCAATCCGAAGTATGAGCGCGTCGAACAGCTGCAGGAGTCCGATATCGAATTCCTGCAGCGACTTTGTAAAAACGCCGGCATTAGCCTCAAGGCAACGAACAGAATGCTGGTACTGTTCGACGAGGCCGAGTACGAAGCGAAAGCGGCTGTCAAGACCATCGAGCGCGGCGCCGGCGGATACGGGAAGTACAAGCTCCGGTCCGGCAAGGCAGACCAGCAGTACAAGACCTGCCGCGTGACCTACACAGACCCGGTCAAGGGTAAAACGTATTCGGGGACCTACATCGACTCCGAAATGAAGGACAGCGGCCAGGTGCTTGAAATAAAGGCCAAGGTAGCGTCCAACGGCGAGGCGCAGAGTTTGGCGCAGAAGCTGCTCAGGCAGCACAACAAATTCGAGAAGACCGGCGAGTTTACGATGCCCGGTGATCCGTCCATGGTGGCCGGGGTCACGGTCGAACTGAAGCGCTGGGGGCGCTACGACGGTAAGTACATTGTCAAAACAGCCGAGCATACCGTATCGAAGTCAGGCGGGTATAAAACAAAAATCAAGCTGCGGCATGTCCTGGAGGGATACTGATGTCGGATAGGGAACTGTTCAGGAATATGGTCCGGACCGGCAAGGTACAGTCCTATGATGGATCAAAGGGGACCGCCCGGGTCAAGTTCGAGGACCTCGGGGACCTTCTGTCCGGCGAGCTGTGCGTCCTTCAGCACGTCGGTACGCTATCGATCGACCAGCTTGTGCTTTGCATTTATCCGCCGATACCGGATGCCGACGGCTTTGTTGTGGGGGTGATCTGATGCCGCAGATCGGTACGTACGGCGATATTGTCTTTTCGACTTCACCGACTAAAATAAACACCATCGACGATATCGAATGGGACAGCTCCGCGAAGTTTTCTGAGCACGACCGGCACATGGAGGATCCGCTGCCGGAATTCACCGGCAACGATAACGACGAGTTCAGCTTCAAGATGTACTTCTCGTCGTCGCTCGGCGTCGACCCCATGGCGGAGATCACGAAGCTTTTAAAAGCGAAACGCTCCGGCAAGGCTGAATTTCTTATCCTCGGCACGAAGGCCTACGGCAAAAACAAGTGGGTTATTACGAAGCTCAAAAAGAAACTGAAGCGGTATGACCCGAAGGGCAATCTGCTGGAGGCCGAAGCCGCCGTGTCGCTGCTGGCATACCCGGCCAAATAGGGGGGCCTATGAGTTACAAATTGCGGGGATATCCCCTTGACAAAATCAACCTGCAACCGGCCACGACTGAGGAGGAAGTCCTGCAGAGCGTGGCCGTTATCGTTGCCACCATGCAAGGCGACGTGCCGCTCGACCGGGGTCTTGGACTGGCGGGCAACTTCGTGGACAAGCCGCCCGACGTGGCAAAGGCTGTTTTCGCCGCCGAAGTGTATGCGGCGGTTGCGTCGCGTGAGCCGCGCGCGGAGATTGAGAACATCACGTTCGAGTCCGACGAGGCCACGCCCGGCAAATATATCCCCGTTTTGGAGGTGAACGTCAATGCCTGATACGCGCAGCTTCCCGGATATCAGCTTTCTGGATACGGATGCCGAGACGGTCATTAACCGCCTGATATCGTCGTATGAAGCCTACGCCGGCAAGACGCTCGCGCCGGCCAGTCCCGAGCGGCTTCTCATACTTTGGCTGGCAAACGTCATCATACAGGAACGCGTCCTGATCAACGAAGCCGCAAAGCAGAATGTACCGCGTTACGCGCTGGGCGAAAACCTCGACAGCCTTGCGGAGCTTTTTAGGGATGCCGAGAGACTGCCCGCACAGCCGGCTACGACTACGATCCGGTTTTACATCTCCGAAGCGCTGGCGACCGATCAGCTGATTCCGTCCGGGACGCGCGTCACCGACGCCAGCGGGGATATCGTTTTTGCGACGTCGGTGGACTCATACGTTACAGCCGGCGCGCTGTACGCCGACGCAGCGGCCGTGTGCCAGACAGCCGGCGCCGTCGGCAACGATTACGTAGCCGGGCAGATCAGCAACATCATTGATGTGTTTCCGCATTTTACTTCCTGCGCCAACACGACGACCAGTTCGGGCGGCTCCGACGTCGAGAGCGACGACGCGTTCTATGCCCGTATGCGCCTAAGCGTAGATACTTACTCGGTCGCCGGCAGCGCCGGGGCGTATGCGTACTACGCCAAGTCCGTCAATAGTAACATTGCGGACGTGAAGGTAACGACGCCGAGCGCCGGCAACGTTAATGTCGTCGTTTTGATGAACGGGGGAGAGCTGCCGAGCTCCGAAGTCCTGGGCGCGGTCGAGGCGGCTTTGAGCGCGGATGACGTCCGACCGCTTACGGATGCTGTAACGGCTTTGGCCCCGACGCCAATAAGTTACGACATCGAATTTACGTACTATATTCCATCCGGCAGCTCGATACCCTCCAGCGTCATCGAGGCGGCGGTTGCAACCGCCGTGACGGAGTATAAGGCGTGGCAGAGTGCTAAATTAGGCAGGGACGTAAACCCCTCAAAACTCGTCGCCCTGCTCATGGAGACCGGCATCAAGCGCGTCGCGGTCACGTCGCCGGTCTACGCCGCGGTCGACGATGACGAGGTCGCCATGCTGGGAACAGAGTCGGTCACGAACGGGGGCTTTGAGGATGAGTAGCATCTACGAGGCTGACTTTCTTGCCACGCTCCCGCCTGTCCTGAAAAACGACACGACGATTCTGGCCATAGCCTCGGCCGCAGCCGCTGAGCTGGTCGGGCTCCTGGATGAAGTCCCGGCGCCGGTCATCTACGCGCGGATCGGAGAGCTCCCGGAGATATTGCTCGACCTGCTGGCGTATGATTTCAAGGTCGATTGGTACGATCAGTCATACGACGTCGCTACGAAGCGGGCTCTGATCGCGGATAATGTCAAGGTGCATAAAAGGCTTGGGACCAAATGGGCCGTGCGGAGGGTTGTCGAAACATACTTCGGCGAGGGTGCCCTTTGGGAATGGTTCGAGTACGGCGGCGACCCGTTTCACTTCCTGATCGTTTCCACGACCGATATCAGCGGCGAGACGTATAACCAATTTATAAAACTGCTGAACATCGTCAAGAACGCGCGGTCGGTTCTGGACGACGTTGTCGTCGCACTGCCCGGCACCTGGAACTATTTCGACTTCATGATAAACAAGACCTGGGATGAATGGGCCGCGCTCGACCTGACGTGGGCCGAGTTCGAAGCTTACGAGGAGTGATAACATGCCGTCTACAAATAAAACCGCAATATTCGGCCTGAATAAATGGATTGGAACGGACAAGCCCGTCAGGTCGGACTTCAATGCCGACAACGATATTATCGAAGCCGCTTTTCTCAGCGAGAGAGAGTTGCCACAGAAGACCCTTATCAACGTCCTTCGCATAAAACTCCAGCTATCTTTATCAGCAACGGATATTGACGCCTGGAGTGATCTGTTTGCAGATTCATCTTTACTCAACGCTGGCGCGTGTTCCGATATAAGCGTTTCTGGTGGTGCGTTATCTTGTGCGTCGATTTCTCAGACGACGGGCGGAGACGAGGAATACCTTGGAGCGTCCGTAAGTAATGCAAAAGTGGCACAAACGATCACGCCGGATTTTAATATGAGCGTTTCGGCAGTTACGGTAAAGCTAAAAAAATACGGCTCGCCGACCGATAATGTAACAATGGCTATTTATGCTACATCAGGCGGTGAACCCACTGGGAGCGCTTTATATACATCATCTACAGCGATAAGCGGAGCTACCCTCACAACCAGTTTTACGGAACAAACGTTTTCTTTTTCCGGTGCTAACCTATCCGGCGGCACGACGTATGCCATCGTGCTTGTACGCGATGGGGCCTATAATACGTCTCACTTTTATATTGTGGAATTATCTACTACAAGCTTATACGACGACGGCGCGGCCTATGTTTATTCAACGTCAGCATGGTATGTGCGGACGAAGGATTTATATTTTGTTATCGCCGGCGGCTCAACTGGCACGGCCGTATGGGACGCCGTCGCGCCGATAGAGGCGGTTACATACGCCGCTGTGTGCGCCGAACAGACGGAGGGCACGGGTACGATTACATGGTATCTATCCGACGATGGTGTCACTTGGATAGAAATCACGTCGCTTGACGCCATCCAGAACGTCGCGTTTTCCTCGGCGGCGGTCTATCTGAAGTGTGCATTGACCGGTAACGCGACGGTTGATGCCGTTGCTTATGGAGGATATTGAGATGCAGATATCCAAGAAAACAGTCCCACAGACTATTGATGAAATCCGTTCGGCGAAACTTATTAAACTCTCGGCCGCGACAGAGGCGGCGATTACAGCTGGCGTCGATGTGACAACATCATACGGTATGGAGCATTTTACGCTTGACGATCACTCTCAGACAAACATCACAAACCTGTCGATCCTGGTCGGCTCCGGCGCGGCCGGGTACCTGTATCATGCGGACGGCAAGGCCTGCGTGATGTATCCGGCTGCTGATATCACAGCCATAGTTACGGCGGCGCTGCAGCATATAACCTATCATACAACGTATTTTAACTTCATGCGGCAGTGGGTTGAGCGGGAGACAGATCCCGAGATCGTGCAGGGCATCACTTACGGCGATGAGCTGCCGCAGGACCTCGCAGATGCCATGGCCGCACTCATGGCGGCGGTGAGCGGGTCATGAAAAAGGCGCTGATCCTTTTCGGCATCGGCGGCGGCCTGTATCTTCTCATAGAGCTTTTATGGCGGGGCTATTCGCACCCCGCCATGTATCTTGTCGGTGGCGTCTGCTTCGTGCTGGTCGGGCTGCTCAACGAATGGTTCAAGTTTGAAATGTCGCTGCTGCTTCAGGGCGTCATCGCGACGGTCGTCATTCTCGCCGTCGAGTTCACGGCCGGCGTCATACTTAATATTTGGCTGAAGCTCGGCATTTGGGATTACAGCAACCTGCCGTGCAATCTGCTCGGGCAGATATGCCTATACTACGCCGGCGCGTGGTACGTGCTGTCGATCGGCGGTATCGTCCTGGATGACTCTTTACGCTACTGGCTGTTCGGCGAGGAACGGCCGCGCTATAAGCTATAACCGCCAGAGGGCGGTAATTTTATGCGCAGGGAGGCGGTAGATTGCCAAATGAAGTATTAGTCGCATTGCTGGCTTTGGCCGGCACCTTAGTCGGTTCTTTCAGCGGGATACTGGTTGCCAACAAGCTGGTCAATTTCCGGCTGGAGCAGCTCGAAAAGAAGGTGGACAAGCACAACTGCCTTGTCGAGCGGACGTATGGATTGGAGGGGGATGTCGAGGCACTCACGCAGCTCTGCGAAGAAAAATTCAAGGTCGTAAACCATCGCATAAAGGACCTTGAAGATGAAAAAACAGCGAAATAAAAAACTATAGGAGGCGTTCAAAGAATGACACAGGAAATCATCAACCTGCTGCCGGTCAACGCGGTCGTCGCGGTCGCCGTCATAGCGGCCCTGGCATTCGTGGTGTCGGCAATCATTGAGGTCATCAAAAACATCGGTCCTCTCGCGAAGGTTCCCACAGACATCGTCGTGGTGATCGTGGCTGTCATCGTCACCGTCGCGGCACTGTTCGTCTATGCGGCGATCCTGGGGATCATGCTGCCGTGGTATTACATAGTTATCGCGGTCGTCTGCGGCTTCATTGTGGCCTACATCGCTATGTACGGATGGGACAAGATTAACGCGTTATGGCAGAGGTACATAGAATACCAAAGGAGGGAGTGACGACCGATGGAGCAGCTGCTGCTTTTTGTGGGCGGACTGATTGTGCTGGCCATAATCGCCCGCGTCCTCGGAGGGCCGGTGCGGTCGAGGTGCCACAAGGTCATCAACTCCGATCGCGTCCGGAACTGGCGCATCAAGCGCTATACGAAGAAGGCCGAGAAGCTTTTTCCGGGCCAGAAGCGCGGCGCTGAAAAGAAAGCCTGGGTCAAGGAGCAGACGGACAAGTGGTGCGATGCCGCGGACGATACCGTCGACGAGATTATTGACAGCATCGTGGCCGCCATGAACCAGAAGAAGACCGGTCTCCGCACTCAGGCGCAGAGCAAAGCGAACGACGTCGTGAGCGACGCCGTGGATAGGGTTATAGGTGACAACAATGAGAATAGACAGCCGCAGCATTGACGATCTCCGGCCGGATGTGGCCGCGAATGTGCGCGTCTTCATTGAAATGATGAAGGAGCGCGGCTATCCGGTCGGGATCAGCAGCACTTATCGCAATGACGAGCAGCAGGCTTACCTATACGAGCAGGGGCGCACAAGGCCGGGAGAGATCGTCACTTGGAGCAAGTTCACGACGTTCCACGGGGCTCGCCTTGCCTTTGATATCTTTCAGAACATCAAGGGCAAGGAATGGAACGATGAGGGGTTTTGGGCGACGGCCCGCGAAATCCTTGACGCTATGGGCTTCAGCGCGCTTAGTATCGAAAAACCGCACTCCCAGTGGTCACACTACGGGGAGTATTCAGGCAGTCAGGTGCGGGCCGGAATCCTGCCGCCGCCGATGCCGCTTTACGAGGAGGACGAAAATATGACGGACGAAACCTTTGCGAAGCTCTACGAAAAGGTCAATCCGATGATCAGGACCATCGACGACGTCCCGGAGTCACTCAAACCGGAGATCCAGGCGCTGCTCGATAGCGGGGCTCTTAACGGAGGCACAACAGCCGCAGTCAATCCCAACGACATAAACATGCGTCTGGAGGAGGTCCGGGTGGCCGTCGTCGCCGCGCGGATCGCAAAACAGGGGAAATAACAGCTGACGAAAGCGAAAGCCGCAGGGCTGGGAAACCGGCGCCTGCGGCAAACTATTATGCCACCTTCGGCAGAAAGAGGTATCATCATGAATAAACGACACGATAAAATGACCGTTATCGAAAACAGCATTATCCCTATTTATGAGAAGAACTGCATTGACGGCGGCGCTCTCCATGAACAGGTTGTTAATGCCCGCGAGCTTTGGGAAGCTATCGAAAGTAAACAGGAATTTGCGAACTGGATAAAGGATCGTATTGAGAAATACGGCTTTACAGAGAGCGAGGATTATTTGATAATTTTATCAAATAATAATGAGCGCGGTCGCCCGAAACAAGAATACATCCTCACCCTTGACGTTGCCAAAGAAATAGCAATGGTTGAAAACAACGACAAGGGCCGCATGATCCGGCGCTACTTCATAGAGGCGGAAAAACGATACCGCGAGTTAAAGCTAATCCGCGCCCGGTCGAAAGCAGAGCGGCGGCTTTTTACCGATATCATCAAAGAGATATTGCCGGAAACTGAGCATAAAGCGTGGATGTATAAAAACTTCACTGACCTGATTTATAAGCACGTCACCGGGTACAGCGCCAAGCGGCTCCGCGAAATGTACGACAAGCCTCCTGGCTTTAATGTGCGCGACCTGCTCACGCCCCAGCAACTCAAAGAGGTATGCAAATTTGAGGGCATCATACAGGGGCTTTTGCAACTCGGGCAGGACTATTCCGGCGTGAAAGCCATTTTAGATAATCCGGGCGCATACCTACCGAGCAGAGCAGGATAAACGAAAGCCGCAGGGGTAATTCCCTGCGGCTTTTTATTTGGCCACCTCGAAATCCATCAACATATACCCGTCCGGCATTTCAGAACCGGCGAAGTTCGTCAGCGGGTGAATGATCTGCGGCAGGTCATCCAGCTCCGCGCCCAGGATGCCAAGCTCGCCGGATTCGTCAGCATGTGCCTGCTCGATCTCGCCGTTAATCGTGCAGCGGATTTTCATGCCGGCAATAATTTCAACACCGTTTTTGTCGTAGTATTTATTCAATTTAAGAGTGCACCTCCCTAATTTTATACCCCAATTCATACCCCAATTACACATATTTTAGTGACTTTTCATGGTGCGGACACGCTTGCGGCAAGTATAAGAAAAATCCCCGCGATGCTTGAAATCACAGGGATTTTCTTG